TTGCTGAGGCTATCTCCAATTTCACATACGGCTTTGGTTGGTTTGAGGTTATCTACAAGCGTCGTGTTGGACCTAATGAGCGTTCACCTAAGAAGCACTCTAAGGGAACTGACGGACGCTTAGGTATCCGTAAGATTGCCAGTCGTGCGCCTTGGACAGTCAATCGCTTTGATGTTGATCGTGTAACTGGTGATGTCTTAGGTATTGAGCAAGACACAGGTTTCTCTGGTGGTAATAACTACATTCCCATTAGTAAGTCTATCTACTACCATACTACAAGCCTTAATGGTGATCCATCGGGCCGATCTATCCTACGTAATGCTTATACCTCATATGAGTACCTTAATAACCTACAGTCGATTGAAGCTATTGCAGTAGAGCGTGAGTTAGCTGGTATCCCAGTTGCTCGTATTCCTGCTGACTACCTTAGCTCTGAGGCTTCTGCTGAACAAGCTGGCTTTGTTAATGAACTACAGTCCATCCTTCGTGATGTCAAGTTCAACGAACAGGGTTACATTATCCTTCCTTCGGATACCTACCCAGATAAAGATGGTTCACCTACTAACATTCGCTTAGTTGATGTAGAGCTAATGGCGTCTAATGGTAAACGTAACTTGGACATCAACCCAATCGTTAGTCGTTACCAGCATGACATTGCTCGTTCGATGCTGTCTGAATTTCTACTGTTGGGTAGTAGTGGCGGTTCTTACGCTTTGTCTAAGTCTAAGACTGACTTATTCCTACGTGCCTTAGAAAGCTACATCGGTTCTATTGTAGATGTACTTAACAAGCAGCTAGTTGAACGCTTATGGCAACTTAATGGTCTAGACTATGACCTAATGCCTAAGATTGTAGCTGGCGATGTAGCACCACATGACCTTCGTGAAATCTCCTCGTTCTTACGTAATCTTAATGGAGCAGGAATTGATGTATCGCAACACCCTGAAGTTATTAGTGATCTTATGGATATTGCTGAGTTGGATTATGATACTGAGTTTGTAGTTCCTACGCCTGAGCCTGAACCTGAGAAACCTACGCCTGAACCTACAGCCACACAGAAGTTAGAAGAAGAACTTCTACAGGCATCCCTGAAGGTTCTAAAGGGAGACTGACATGACGCCTACCGACCTAGCAATACTAAAGTCTCTATTAGACCGCTCTATCCCTAAGGTAGTTAACGGCGATAAGGGGGACAAGGGTGACAGCATAAAAGGTGACAAAGGCGATAGTGTCAAGGGTGACAAAGGTGACTCTATCAAAGGTGACAAAGGCGATAGTGTCAAAGGTGATAAAGGCGATAGTGTCAAAGGTGATAAAGGCGATAGTGTCAAGGGTGACAAAGGTGACACTGTTAAGGGAGATAAGGGTGATAGCGTCAAAGGTGACAAAGGTGACTTTGTAAAAGGTGACAAAGGTGACGATGGCCGAGGTATTAAGTCTATAAGTGTTAACGACCAAGACATGTTGGTTGTAACTTATGATGACGGCGATATGACAATCGCTGGTAAAGTCTCAGTCACTAGGGATTCAACAGGTGGCTCTGCTTATACTGGCTCTCCAGTCGGAACTTTCGGTATATCAGGTACTTCTTTAAGTAGTCAAGGTGAATTGGTATTAAATGCCGCTTGGGGCAGAAAGTTTAACACTGGGATAAAGAACTCCTCCTCAGGAGTAGCCACTCTAGACTTTGGCACTGGAAGCAACACAGCAGAAACAACGGTTACGGGTATCCCCTCTGTTAACCAAAACTCCGTCATAACGGCTCAACTAAGAATAGAGCCGACTTTAGAGCATCCCGTTGATGACCTTCTTTTCGACCCTATTCGTGTTGCAGTGAAGTCAGTCCAAGAAGGACAAGGTTTTACCCTGTTTGGAATAATGGATAACTCTGAGGCGAACGGAACTTACAAGGTCCAATGGGCTTTATCTTGAGAGATAGGAATAAAACATGGCAGTAGAAATAAAGTCTGGAGCAGGTACTGACCTTGCAACTGTAGATAGCCTTAGTAAAGCAATCCGTGTGACGAATTACGCAAGTGACGGCCACGAGGGTATGCACTCATTCCCTGTTGCTGTTAGCACCAACAACGCTACGCAGGCGGGCGAATTTGTTTTGCCGAGTACTAATGCTGAGGAATTTAAATTTATATCCTTGCAGATGGTTGGGACTTGGGAGGCCACTGTCATCTTTGAAGGGTCAAACGATGACACAACTTTCTACCCCGTGGCAACGTCAGACCCAAGCGGACAAACCACTGGCACCACCACAATTACCTCTAACCGTATAATCAAGATACCTATCTTGTTCAAGTTCGTACGCGCTCGGATTTCATCTTACACATCAGGAACGATATCTGGCGTAGCTTTTGGTCACTTAGATGAAAACTCTTCTGGCCTTATTAGCTCCCAAGGCGAAGTCACTCTTAAAGCTGAGACGACTAAGGTAATTGGTACAGTCAACGCAAATATAAATACTGGTGGCAACCCAGAGTATCAAAAGTTCATCTCTTCCACTGGACTAAATTCAACCCTAGTTAAGAATGGTCCTGCCAAGCTAGTAATATTGCATATTGTAAATGGTGCAGCTACAGCTAGGTTTTTCAAGTTGTATAACAAAAGTTCCGCGCCAACAGTGGGTACTGACACCCCTTTAATCACAGTGTCCCTTCCCTCTGGCGCAAGTAACTTTACTTTACCCTCCTTAGTAGGAATTGACTTTTCTGTAGGGCTATCTTTTGCAGTAACACTGGGAGTTTCAGACTCTGACACAACTCCGTTTACAGTGGGTGGAGAAGTTACAGCAATGATTGCGTACGTATAATGGCTGAGTATCAAAGTAAACAAGTCTATTCTAGATCGTTCTATACATACAGGAAAATAAACAATGGCAACTCTAAATGATCGCGTATTTGACAATGGTCTTACCATTCTTGATACGGAAGCTAACAAAATAGTTATTACCTCTCAGGAGGCTACAACATACACCGAAGCTAATTCGACCTACGCTCTGGGGAATAGCACTTCTCTTTCTATCGCAGCCCCTAGTAACCGTGGCGCTGGTGGACGTGAAGTAGTTGTGTCAGCTATCACAGACGGTTCTGTTACTGGTACAGGCACAGCCACTCACTATGCAATTATCGACACAACGAACACCCGCCTCCTTGCTACTAGTACACTTACGGCGTCTCAGTCTGTCACATCAGGCAACACGTTCACGTTGTCTTCCGTATCTATCGGCATCCCTGATCCAGCTTAAGGTATAAATAATGGTAACTCTCGTAAACAGAGCTAAAGTAGCTACCGCCACAACTGGCACAGGTACAATCACGCTTGGCTCTGCTGAGAGTGGTTACCAAACATTTGCTGACGCTGGAGTGGTTGACACCAATGTTGTTCGTTATGTCATTGAAGATGGAACAACTTGGGAGATTGGTTCAGGCACCTACACGGCGTCCGGCACTACCCTGTCACGCACATTAGGGGAAAGCTCCACAGGCGCTCTATTGAGCCTCACAGGCGCTGCCGTGGTGTTCGTGGCTGCAACGGCGGATGATCTTGCGCCAGTTCTTGAGCTTTACGCTGAGAACCCAAGTAGTCCTTCCGCACCTTCTGCTACGGGTGCAAACGCTATTGCTGTAGGTAGCGGAGCTAATGCCAGCAGAACAGCCTCAATTTCTATTGGATTTAATTCAGTATCAAGCGGACTTTATTCCCAGTCGTTTGGTACGAACGCAACGGCTACAGGTATCTACTCAACTGCTATAGGCACGAACACAGATACAACCAGCAATTATTCAACTTCTCTGGGCCAGAATTCATCTAGCGCAGGTTCCCAAGCTGTATCAGGTCTTGCCGCGATGGCTCTCGGTGGATCATACGCCTCTGGCACAGACTCCTTCGCAGCAGCTATTGCTTCTAACAGTTCAAGCTATGGTGCTACTGGTGCTAACTCTATTGCTATGGGGCGGCTATCCAAAGCCTCTGGTACAGAATCTTTTTCTGCTGGTGAACTTTGCGTAGCATCTGGGGGAAACAGTGTAGCCATAGGGCGAAACGCAACCGCTGACGCAGCTAACTCCGTCAGTCTTGGAAACTATGCTGACAGTGACGGGATAGGCTCTAGGCTAACTTTTGGAATTGTTGGGGCTATTGCTGGGCAACAACAAATGAGTTTTTTTACATCAGAAGTGAGAACCTCTGATGTGACTCCAGTTGAAATTGGGTTCAGTGATATTTATCGCCACAAGCTCAAGAACAATACCGCACACGCCTTCTCAGGCACTATTGTAGCCCGTCAGCAAGCGTCTGATGGCACCGCATGTGCAGCATGGGAGATTAAAGGTTTGATCCGTAGGGAGGGTTCGGCTGGGACGACAGTGCTAGTAAACAGTGCAACAACTGTCCTCGACAACACACCTGCTTGGGGCATGGCCCTGACTGCTAACACAACACGAGGCGGCCTAGCTATTACGGTCACAGGCGAAGCGTCCACTAATATCCGCTGGGTCGCAACAATCAACACGTCAGAAGTGACGTACTAAAGGGGGCCGCAATGGCTATTCAAATCGACCTGACCAGCAGCCAATACGGCACACCATTCGCAGGCGCTTACTTCCGCATTGCTACAGCAGCAATCAGCCGTGAGCGTAGCGGCGACGGACCTAAGTTCAGCGTAATGATTGACGTTGCAGGCTATGCCACCGACACACCCGACGACGACACACGGGAAGTAGACTTCCGCCGTTATCACGCTGATTTGGCTGATGTCCAATTGGGTGAAGGTACGCAGTTCCTCGACAAATGTTATGCTTGGGTTATGGCTCAAGACGACATGAACGGTTCGGAGGCTGTATAAATGTCAGTAACTATCAATCATCAGACGAACGATATTTCTGCTACAAGCGGCTCTCTGACGATTGATGGGGCTGCGGTGGGCGGTGGGGCATATACGCTGCTTTCAACGGCAACAGTATCAACAGCATTGACGGAAGTCGTGGTGGCTCTTTCAGGGACATACCAAGAATATCTTGTTGTAGTTCAGAGTTGGCTGACTGACGGGACTAACGGCGGCAACGATATTATGCTTAGGGCAGGCACAGACGCCTCGACTTTTGCCTCTGGGGCGTCAGATTACACGTACGCCATGCGATACACTCGCATTGGTTCGAGTGGCGCTGCGGACGGTTCAAACACAGACGACGCTAGGAACTTTATAAAGTTGAGTAATTATGCGATAGACGGGACCGTTGCGCAGGGTGGGCTTTATGCAAATATTGGAATTTCCAATGCTCATTCGACCACCTTTCCAACAGTATTTAAGTGGGATCTATTTCACGGCTCAGAGTCTGGCGGGACTAACGCAATCAACAATGTTAATGGAGCGGCGTTACTACTAACTACAATAAGTGACACCACTCATTTAAGGTTTTCCTTTGCGGGAGGGGGAACGGCAAACGAGTTTTCTTCTGGGGTCTTTAAAGTCTATGGAGTGTCATAATGTCTAGAAAAATGGTAAATGGTGTTGTGCTGAGCCTTACTGAAAATGATCTTTCACAGAAACGCGCTGATGATGCTGGTGTGAATGATCGAATGTGTGCATCAGTTCGCAGTCAACGCACCCGCCTATTGACTGACACAGACTGGCAAGCCTTGAGCGACAACACCATGACGCCAGCTCGGGCATCGTATCGTCAGGCACTTCGTGATATAACGGATCAAGACGGCTTCCCTTCTTATGTCGTGTGGCCCACCAAACCGTAGGAGTAGTACATGCTAGGTTTTAGCCCTCTCGCCTCTGCCGCACTTGCGGATGATGGGGTTACTGCCGACGTAATTTACCTGTTGAATGGCGATGGTATTACTACTGGTGAACCTTCTGTTAGTAGCTCAAGTGTATCTCAAGATAGTGATCTTACGCTTCTAGGTATTACTACTGGTCAGCCTAATATTCCGTCGGTAACGATGTCGGAAGATGCGACATTTAACGCAGCACCTATTTCTACTGGTAACCCCACTGTTACCTCTTCAAGTGTAGCTCAAGACCAAGTGTTGTCAATCAACGGTGTTACATCTGGTCAGCCTATAGTTGGGCAAGAGACTGTTGGCCAAATACACGAGATTAACGCAGCTAATATTAATACTGAACCAGCTACTGTATCTGTAGCTACTTTTGACGAAATACACGTTATTTCCACTGACGGGATAACAACTGGCCAACCTTTCGTGTCAGAAATCTCGATGTCCGAAGACGAAACTTTTGCTGGCGACGATATTACGACATCCGATCCTGTTGTAGATGCTGCGACTTTAATACAGGCGTACATTATTGTTGGCGTAGGTATTACAACTGGTTTCCCCGTAGTTGGTCAGGTTGCTATTAATGCTTCTGGTAG